TTCATGTGGATTTTTATTGATCTTTGTGTCAAATCCATCAAGGAAAATAACAATGTCATCGTCACCCTTGGTTTCAAGGTGTTGTGTCATCGCCTTGTACTTATCACTGAACCCACTCCACTTTGTTCCCCAACCCAAAACTTTGACTGGAACGCCAAACTCATTATTGACAAGCTCTTCAAACATACCCTGAGACTTGTTCGCGTATGTCACAATTTCCAGAGACATTCCTATACATTATACATACATAAAAACTTCGCGCGTGTGTAATTCAAAATGAACATTGGCATCCTTACCGCTGGTGGTGTGTGCCCGGGTGTGAATACTCTCATCCGGTCAATCACTCTTCGTGAAAAAAGTCAAGGCAACCGCGTCCACGGTTTCGCAGATGGTTTTAGAGGTCTCAATCAAAATATCAAGGAGTACTTTGATCAAGAACACATTGATGATGGACCAGGTTCACTCTTAAAAACATCATACGACTATGTTGACATTGACCGTGCCGTAAAGAACCTTGGTGATTACGACCGTCTCTATTGTATTTGTGGCAATGAATCCATGAAGTCTGCGAGAGATTTAGCCCTAGATGATCGGGTGGATACCAATATTATTGGTATCGCTAAAACAATCTTCAATGATATGCCGGGTTTAGAATCTATTGGTTTCCAAACAGCTGTTCAAGAGCTTGCGAGGTACATTGATTCTGCGTACATTGAAGCGTCTTCAACAAACTCCATCGTCTTCCTAGAAGTACCTGGAAGACACAACAGTAGATTGACAACACACGCAGGTCTCGCGAGAAACTCAAAGATAACGAATGTCATCACACCAAGTACACGCGGTGATTATCGGACTTCTATTGAATACAGCTACGGAAATCGTGGGTACGCTGTTGTTGTTATTTCTGAAATGTGTGAATACGACTACTTAATTACCAGTCTTTCTGTAAAAGCTAAAGTGATTACTCCAGGTTACCTCATTGGTGCGGTTGATCCGTGTACATACGATAGTATTCTCGCAGAACGCATGGTCAGGGAAGCGTTTAATCACGCACAAGAGCACAGAGACTTCATCAAGGGTGCGACAAGTATCATGCCATTCAAGGATTATCTCCGTATAGTGTAGGTTGAATGTTTCGGGAACTTTACAAACAATCAAAGTTTGTGGGTGCCCAGGTTTCACCACCGAATCAGGTCACTGTGATAATGGAGGATGGCATAGAGTATTACACATCCAATGTTACATTTAGATCTGAAGCTACAATTGACAAGCAATCAAAGCAGGTTAAAGGTACACCACGCGGTAAAGAAAAGATAACCCAACTCTTTGTGGTTCCAACGACGAGGCAGAAAGGTCGTTTTACAGTTACAGAGTATGAACTGTGAGCTCCTATAGCTCAGTTGGTTAGAGCGTGGTGCTTATACGAGAGTATATTTAGGCGGGGTCCCACCCGTAAAGGCACGCCAAGGTCACGGGTTCGAGACCCGTTAGGAGCAATTTAACTTTTAGATGTGTTGTCCCACATGTAAAAGATAAATATCAGTAGATGTTAGATATGAGGTATGGCTCTCTAGCGCGCAAGATGTTCAAGGTGCGTTGGGGTCTTCACGGAAAGGGTCTTGTTGAGGATCATCACATTATTCCTAAACAGTTCAAGAAACATCCCATAGTTGTGAAATCGGGGTACGATATAAACGCGAGTGCGAACCTCATAATGTTACCAACACGCCTCGGTAAGTTTGTACTCCGTGTGAGGGATGACCGTATTATTCATTCGGGAAAACACACGGGCTACAACAATTATGTTGAGAAGATGTTAGATTCAATGAAATCTGTAGATCAATTTACAGAATTTACAGATTTCTTGAAAAGGGCGTGTCGTCACAGACCTCAAGATATTCCATGGGTTTAGTATCCCCACTTTACATCATCTGGTGTCGCAGTTGGATAGTTTTTTGAAAAATATCGTGGACGACCATGTTCGCTGTGACCGATTGTACTATTGTGGGTACGATCAATTTTCATGTGCTTTCTCATATCTTTATAGTATATACGAGCACCCGCCGATATTAAATCCTCATGTTTCATATCAATGTGATTATCCATGGGTAAAAAGTGATGTGTATACTTCTTCATATTTTGAACATTTATCAAATAACACTTTGTACTTGAAATCCACTTTACCTTTTCAAGTTTTCCATCTATCTTATCTGGGAGTCTTGAGAGACAATGAAAGAAACACATTTCAAATTCATCACCTCTCTCGTCAATAACTTTTTGAATCTCGTCGTAGAGTTTATTTGATTTTACAATTACATTATCTTCAAAGACGACCGCGTAACGAAGACCTTGGTCAAAACATCTCTTATAAAAATCCATATGTCCCATGAAACATCCAATCGCTCCCATGTTAAAATATGTAATATCAGGTCTTTTAACATTTGGATTATAATGCATTTCTACAGCCTTTTCAAAGTATTCCGCGTCAATTTGATGTTCAAACTTCCGCGCATTTTTTATGTTTCTCGTATCTGTACCATAGATAACTTCAACTGGAACTTCGGGGTTGTGATACTTCATAAACCTCCTGCGTCTCAAATCTTCCTTGGGGAGGGTGAGTAAAAAACATTTGTAGTCGTACCCTTCCCTCGTCTGACGGCGATAGGTGGCAAGAAGTGTGGCGACCAATAAAAGGATAAAGATGACCCAAATCATACCTACTTAAACATTAGAAAATATTATAGGGTAAGGATGAATCTCGTAGATATTTCTGGACTCGTGAGTTCCATTTTAATATGTCTCATGTTTGTACCAGAAGTTGTCCATGTTTACAAGCACAAGGATGCGAAAGCCATTAGCTACCCATTTCTACATCTAAATTTACTGGCGAGTATACTAGCTCTAATTTACTCTGTACATTACAATGTCATTCCCATGACCATTACAAATGTATCAGCTGGAATTTTTTCATTAACATTATTCCACTTTAAATATGTAAACGAGCTTAAAGGGGAGAATCAATCTATTGATGAAGTAGGGGTGTGAATCTCTCTTCAATGAAAGCTTTTATGGTGTAGTGGTAACACTGCGGACTTTGACTTTAACGAAGACGATCCGCCACCCTAGGTTCGAATCCTAGTAGAAGCTTAAACCAGTGTTAGCTCAGTTGGAAGAGCAGTGGATTGTAGTAGTATGATATAGATCTCCACGGGTCGGGTGTTCGAATCATCCACACTGGAACATTCCCTTGTAACTCAGTTGGTTAGAGTGTTCGACTGTTAATCGAGAAGCCACCGGTTCGAATCCGGTCAAGGGAGATCAAGCACCTGTAGCATAGTGGTTAATGCGCCTCTTTAGTAAGGAGGAGACCGCGTGTTCGAATCACGCCAGGTGCATCTCATTACCTTAACAATTTTTCATCCAAATTGTCAAGATAATCAACATTAATTGGTGGTGCCTCTAAGATTTCAACATCTAATCTATTTTCCTGTTGTGTGGGTCTTACTTGAACAATGCGACACTCTCTGGCACTTAACATATTCTGTGGTACAATGACAATGGGTCTGCATAAAAGAAGGTACATCTAATATCTCATCTCATTTAAATGGAGCTCAAAGAACTCAAAGATCATTGGGAAACCCTTAGAGAAGAATTAGATGTCCTCCCCAATACATTCATTTCTGAAAAGCCCAGACCAACGGGGCATTGGGAGGGTTCAGAAGTTCTAAAAGAGATCGTAGCTCAATATACATCTGGAAAGTGTGGTTGGCTCAAAGGTGGACAAACACATGTCCAAGATAGTTGGATAAGCTGGCCTCTTGTTTGGGAAGGTAAGCCAGTTCTTGGAAATTGTCTAAAATGTCCAAAAACACACGAGTTACTTTCTCAAATCAAGGGAATACATATAGCTGGTTTTGCCCTTATGAAACCGGGTGTACAATTAAAAGAACACACAGATCGCGTTGGTCCAAGTTACAGATTTACTTATCACCTCGGTCTCAAGTGTCCAAAGGGGTGTTTTTTACATCACCAAACACTCGGTGACATACAGGAAGAAGATGGGAAACATATTGTAATGAATGCTCAATTCCCTCACTGGGCTGAAAATACTTCCGAAGAAGATCGTGTCATTCTCTATATTGAATATTACAATTCAACAACACCCCGTTGATTACTTCCCCATCCCCTCATACTAATTTCACTCACCTCACACCATGGATAAACATCTTCACCCACAAAGTTTATAGCGTCCATACCAGCTTCAATGCATTCGTCACAGGTTTGCATACTGTCGTCTATGATACACCCAATACCGAGGGCACGACATACATCAACCTTTTTGACTTCATTCTCAGTAAAACTGTTTGTAAGAATGACATCATCAAATATACCCGGAAAATACCGTTCAATCCATAACTCTGTGGATTCTCTTACATCATCCTGGCGACCAGTGACTATATAAAGTTTATCAAACGTTCGTTTGAAGTTTTGCATGGCTGGTTGAGCACCAAGGATTGGTTTGAGGTAGAGGAAGTCTTTAGAACGATAAAACTTGTGGAGGATTTCTTGAGATTGTTCTTCTGTGCAATTGAAAATTTCTCTATAGAGATACTTGTATTTGGGTTTTGTGGGTAGAGCAATCCCTCTCCATTTAGCCATGGGTTCAACAAATTTTACGAGGACTTCATCTATATCCACTGCGAGTTTAGTGTTCATTTATTTCTACTGACATTATTCATAATCCCGAATCGTCACACCCACTGGAAATCTTGGTACACCGAGAGCTGTCAAATTTTGAAAACGAACCGTGAGCTGCTTGCCCATATACTCCTCTCTCTCACGATAGTATCTTTCACGCTCCTTGATAGTACCCTCCGGTTTCACAGTAAACTCACGCTCATCCCCTGTTTTACACACCCAAACTACCGCGTTTGCATCTCTACCGTGTCCGGTTTTCGCTCCCACGATTTCATATTCTTCGGTTTGAAACTCCTTAAACTTGAGTAGGTAATTACTTCTCTTTCCGATCTCGTAGATGCTCGTGGATTCACGAATCATAATTCCTTCATGTCCTTCTTCAACAAACTTCCTGTGATACCCGGGAATCTCATCCTTGCTGTCTATGAGAAATGTATCAACCATTGTCGGTGTTTTACCCTTGAGAATGCGCTGTCTTTCAGCGAATGGCAGATTTGGGCGATTCGTGTCAAAGTAATCAAATGCGTAGAACTCCAAACTCTTTGGATTCATCTTAAAAGCACTCGTGAGATCTTCAAAAGACATACCCGGGGCATAGCATTCACCATCCAACCATTCACCATCCTTAAGATTCTCGGTGAGATGTTCAACACCCTTGACAATCTTGCCAGTCCGCGAGAAGCATCCTCCCGTAGAGACGAGGAGACGCACGCCATCTAATTTGGGTTGAACATAAAAGGGTTCAGAAATATACTTTTCGCGATCTCCCCATTTATTTGCCAACATTGGAAGAATTTGGATTCCCTTGGTTCTCTCATTGTTCCACATAGTCTTAGCTCTCACAAGAGCTTTTTCATATCCGGTCGTAACATTCGTCCGTGACACAATCGTTTTGTCACTCCCAACCATGCCACTCGTCTTCACAATATCAGCAGTTCCATCACCGAGGTCTTCCACATGAATATCGGTAAATCTTTCGCGACCATTTTTGTCTTCTCGGATAAGGCGTTCCATTATACTTTTAATTAATTTCTCAACTTTAAATAGATGTCTTCACTGCCAGTTGTAAATTATGGTAGAATGGAACGACTTAGGCCACCAGAGCGCACGAGCGTGCCTATGAATGCTAATACATTTGCTATTGGGTTTATAATATTGTGTATCTTGGGTCTTTACAAACGCTATGTCACTATTAGTCAATCGCGTGAGCAATCTTATACTTTAGACACTTTGATGCCGACAAAAAGAGGTCTTTCTTCATCAGTTTCTTAAACTTCTTCTCCGGAATGTCAGTCTTAGTCATATACATCTTCTTCAGACTCTTCATAAACTCGTCACAACTCTTCATTTCAGTTTTAAGTTCATGATATTTACCCCAGAAGTCAGTACTCAATTGATGAATCAGAATGTAGGCATTTTCACCCATGCGACGTTCTGATCCACCCAAGAACATGAAAGTAGCCGCAGAACAACAAGCACCTTGAGCAATCGTCACAACCTTTACCCGAGACTTTTCAATCACATTCTTGAGAGTAAATCCTGAAAACATATCACCTCCTTCACTCATAATGTGAATACGAATCTCCGGTTCATATCCAATGAGATCAGCCTTTTGCTTGAGAAGGTGCGTTTCCAACTTACGGAAGCTCTCAACAAACTCAAGGGTATTTTCAGGGGTAATCTCACCGTAGAAGTGGATTTCATTGCCGATAGTTTTGGTGACTTCTGGTTCTTCTTCCTCAAGTGCCTTGGAACCCTTACCATCCATAGCCCCCGTCAAAATATTTTCAAAGATTTTCTCGACTTCTTTCTGCGATGGCATTTTTTAATGCTTTCTTTACTCTTGTTACGTCCCTCTGTTTTAACTTATTTCCAACTGCGAGATGATTCATGACATCAAAATCTTGCGGGGTTAAACCGTATTCTAACATAGGCTCTATATTTCCATTTTCAGCATACTTTTTGAGAAGGCACAGGTCATCTATATTTAATTGAATTTCACTTTTGATGCGAATATCTCTATACTTTTGATATCTCATTTTGTAGTTTCCATATTTTGTCCAACAACTCCCAGGTCTAATCTTATCCCTTATGAGGGATTTTCCAAGTGATGACTTTGGTATTGAGAGTGCATTAATGATAAAATAGGGCATGAGATTCCAATCTCCACTTGAATACATAAAAGTATCATATATATCAGCTTCTGAAAAGGCATCCGAAGCTCTCGCGTAATCAACGCCGCGAGAATCTAAATAATTTTCCTGAAATACATCCCAAATGTGTCCATGTTCGTGAATCTTATCTGGTATATTTGTTGTTTTCGGTTCAGTGAGAACATCTGCGATAAACTCCTTGGGTGTTTTAAATATATCTTTCTCGTCGTGGCCTTCTAAATATGTAAAAAAGTCTCTAATATTTCCTCTACACATGATGGCTGCATTTTCAGCAGTCGATGACCGATCTTCTGTCAGAGTTAACAATTTTTCGGGTTTGTGCCTTGGTATAAATATCGTTTCAAAGTTTGGAAATATACACATATTTATAGATGTCACAATGAGTGAACCTCTCGTTAGACGTTCACCGTCGGATACACGTTCCACCAAACTTTTAAATTCAGATGGTTTCCCAGCACCTTTTATGAAAGTCAGGAAAGGTGATTTACTTTTTAGATGTTCTTGAAATATCTCGAGACTATTTGATTCATTCAGTACCGCGTTCAATACATAAGTTTTACCAACACCCGATGAACCACATATGAAGACATTTTTCCTCTCACGAATGTACTTCTTCAATAGATCAATCTGTTTTTCGTGGATTGTGTTCACAACCGGTTCTTTTTTTTGTTCGACTATTTTAATGAAAGAATCCATTGATGATCTTACTAATCAAGCCATAGATTTAGTGCTCGAGAATGACGCACTACAAGAACGTATCGTAAAACCTTTAAGAAGGAAAATTTTACCATATGCGGTGTGTGCTATGTTGACTAACATTTCAATGTTTATTCTTCTTGTGTACCTTGCTCGACGTCTATCGGTTCTTCAGAGACCACCGATGTGAGTTCTTCTTCTTCGTCTAATTCAGACTGCATCTCTTCAAGGATCTTTATTTTTGCTTCATACTCTTCCCTCCCTTTTACGAGTTCTCCAATCCTGGAAAGTGGTCCACCCTTTGTTGATTCGGAGATGACACTTGAACCCGTGTGTGATCTTATATTTGTGAAACCTGGTAGTTTCAACTTGGGAATCGCTCGGACATCGAGAATCTCAGGCTTCGTGAACATATTGTCAAGTGGGTATTCCTTTTCAAACTCCGCAAGGATAGTTGATGGAACACTTGGTGACTGTTCAATGAGACGGTCATATTCATTCTTGCATCTGGTAACAAATTCCAAACCATCTGTACTACGCTCTTCACGAGCGAGAGCTAATTCTAATCTAATATTTCTGGAAAGAAGACCAAATGAGAGCGCCGCCGCCTTGTGATTCTCCATAAGTTCATTGATTTTTAGGAATTGCATAATGGTCGCGACGAGACCTGCGATAAGGTTAAGACCACCAATGACAGATGGCACCATACCACGGAGGTTCTCGGGGAACTGTTCTTGAGCAAAGTTCGCAGTACCTGTGATTGTTGAAAGTATAATGACAGGTAAAGTAAAACGCATACTCAATCCCTTGTACAACAGGAACGCTCGGTGATGCATGTACCTGTAACACCCCGAAGCCTCACCCCATTGACGCAATATAGATTCGTGTTGCTCATTCCAACTATCACGACGATTTTCAAGTGCCTGTTGTTTGATCATTTGATCGTCAAAATTTTCTTGCTTCATTTTATAATAGATGAACATAATATTCTGGATTCATCTTGTATTTCTCATAGGTATTCTTGTCGTTCCCTTTACAAATGATCACAGAAACCTTGAATTTTATTCCATACTTATCCCATTTTTGTTCTATCATTGGAGTGTCAACGATGATACATGCGCTCTTACTCAAGCTGAGATGATGGTCACAGGACAGCAAAAGGAGGAGACTTTCATGCACCGTGTCGTGTCGCCCATATACAAGATGGAAGATAACGATATAAACAACTTGACAAAGACTGTTTTCTTCTTCCTCTGGGCTATCGTTCAATATCGCCTTGGTCGCTTTGATACGTTTATTGATGACCTAAGATTGATCATGAAAGGTAAAACACCCAAGTAAAATGCCTCACTGGCGTGAAGAAGAATTAGAGAGACTCAAGAAAGAGTACGCTTTCTACAAGGAAACTGATAGTCTAAGATCTCAAACTTTAAAATGGATCATAGACTATCACGAACGCATGCTCGGTATAAAGTTTTGGGGCGAAGAGTTTACACAACACAATGGACATCAAACAACAAATTGAAGCTCTCGAGCAATCTAAGGAATTTCATCATCAAAAATATTTAAACAATCTTCAGATTATTGATGACAAAATTGAAAGAGTTGAAAAACAGATGGAGAGAACAAAATCTCAAGTGAAACGGGATCTTCTTAACCGTCACATTGACTGGTATGAGGAAGAGATCCTAAAGATGGACGAAGCCATTGAAGTCATTACACAAAAGTTAAATTCAGAGATTGAGAGACTCAGGGGTGTTATGAAGTCTCACGAAGAAAGAAAACAGAAGGAGAAGAAATCTTTTGAATACAACATTGAAAATATTAGAAAATGTTGCAAGAATCGTAGTGCGGCGACAATGTTTGACGCTTTAGAATCTGTGGCAAACGCATTAGAAATTATTAGAGCCGAGGCCCGTCAAACCTAAATTTATCAAAAAAGTGCACGGAAACTCTAAAGTTATAATACAAAATCATACATAGTGCGTCGGCAATATCATGTTTCCTCTCGTAGGGTATTTCACCCTCAATGTACTTATCTGCAATAGAGACAGTTCGCTCCTTGCGTTCCTCGTAATTTAGATGTCTCATACCAAAATGTGTATGCATGCTCACAGGTGAAACCAATATGACTTTATCTTTGAACATGTAATTTAGAAGTACCTCAATGTTTGTAAACCCTCCGGGTGGTTGTCTTTCTATAAGTATAGTGTCAGCTGCATCAAATATAAACCTGTGATCTTCTACAAATAAAGGAATGAGATCAACGATATCATTTGAGTGAATATATTTGTAGTCTTCGAGACTTACCTTCTTCATGAACTCTACATCTACCTTTGGACCTTTACCACATTCGGCGAGGACAAGTCCCATATTATGATACCCAATATCTATAGCGAGTACCTTCATGTCTTTATCTGAATAATATTCCTTAACTATTATAAATGAAGATAAAGAACAAAAACAAGACTCAAATCTTATGGTCAGTTATTATTGTACTTGCTCTCGTTTTGGGATACATGTACTATAATCCTCAGGTTGTCGAAGTTCCAGTGGAAGTCCCAGTGATGCCAGTGCCACCACGCATTGAGATGGAGCGACGCGAACCACGACGCGAACCAGAATTCAGGAGCGCGCCAATCAAACAATACAAGCCAGGTTTCATGCAACAGATGGGTATTCTCACGGGTGCTGGAGAAGAGACTCTCCCCCTCTACGGTAAAGAGGTCAGAGGACGCAGGGATCGCTATCACTATTATACCACAACGGGTGGTGAAAACTTGTACCCAGTTCCCGTGACACACAACGCACGCGACTGTATGGAAGATATTGGGTGTGAAGAGATATATGGGAATGAAACAGTTTCAGTAACTGGTAAAACTGGTTCATACACGGTGAATATGTACAGAACGGATGATTTCTTCTAAACTATTCCGATTTGTGAGTAAAACGATCATAAGTGTCTTTAGTTAACATCACGGATGAGCAACAACTCAAGAAACAGCAGGCAGCCAACATCATCATGATAGGTGGTGATTTAAATGGAAAATTTACCATTCTCTGCACAACCATAGCTGAACACAAGCACGAACAGATAAGAGATATCATGGTACTCGCATCAAGATCTTTATCCTTTTGAAAGGCAACAACAGGTGCGGTAAATAATCCCGCGCCTGGTACGGATACACCAAGTGCATCTAAACCCATAAGTTGAAGTAGGAATGATGCCATTTAATATACACTAACAAAAATTATTCCGCAAAGTCGTAATAACATCATATTCTCTCCCCTGAAGCCCTGGGTTTCTTGAGAGTCTCGCCTTGAGTCTCAAGAGTTCCAAGATTGTGTCATCGTCCAGATTTTTGAAAAAGTCTCTCTTTGCGTGCATGTCATCGAGTTGATTAGTTTCCTTCTGAGATTGAACATACGGCCATGTGTGTCTTCGCAACGCAGCTACTTCTTCCTCGAGTTGTCTAATACGGGGAAGAAGCACTTTAGTTATCAAAGTACGAGTCTCCATATCCATGTATTAAAAATGTACCATATCTTTAAGATATGCTGAGGTATGCAGCACTCAATCATGAACTAACAAAAGTCATTAGAGACGTTCATCGCTCTAGCGCTAAAGTTATTTTGGATTATGCGAGAGAGAACTGTAAACTCCATGACGCACAACATGTCAGCGATGTTAATATGACCATGATGTCAAATATTCACGGAAGTATGTTTGCTCTAAAAATGACTTCATTTGGATCTAGAGAATCACCAACTTTTGCGGTGGCGCACATGAAAAAGATAATTCAACACGCGATAAATAACAATTGTCAAGTCTGTATTGACGCCGAAGATATCCTTTATTCACGAGAATCATATGATATGATGCATGAATTCAATCGTCACAAACCACATGTATTTAAAACATATCAAATGTATCGTAGCGCTGCCCTCAAAGAACTTGAAATGGATCTTCTCGCCGCTGAGAGACATGGTATTAATTTGGGTGTGAAATTGGTGAGGGGTGCTTATCTTGGTAAACAGGTTGGTCTTTTACCAAATAAATTGGAAGTTGATAAATCATTTCGCGAGGGTCTCAATATGTCTCTGGGTGCGAGTGAAAATGTACACACCCTATTGGCGACACATAATTCTGAAGATATCAAATTTGCACGATGTACTCCACATAGAAGATACAAAGTTGCACAACTTTTAGGTATGGGTGAGGATTTTCCAGATTATAGATATGTGCCATTTGGCTCCTTAAGTGAACTTACACCGTATTTATTAAGAAGATTTGTAGAGCGACTTAAATGGTCTTAAAAATATCTTCCAATAGGTATTTAATGGTGCAGACTCTCAAGAAATTTGGGTATTGGTCACCTGAACCAACACCCGTTCGCAGAAAACTTCAAGTTGTCGCAGCCCAAAGAAGTGAAGAAATCAATTATGAACAGAAGAAGTCTGAAATCACCCGCGTCGCACTTCAACAGATGTATGAGGCACCCTCGTTGAGAGAACCTAAAAAAATTACAGTGAGGCAGATGCGTCTCAAGATGATTCTTCACGAAGCTCTTGACTTGGCGCACTCTATTTGTGAAGACCAAAACGCACAAGAGTGTCTATGGGCGTGGGAAATGGTTGACGAAATTGATGATGCGGCGACACGAGCTGGTGTCAGGTATCAATAATTTTTGTTAGTGTATATTAAATGGAGTACGAAAAGCTCAAAGAAAAGGTCAAGATGCTTGGCTTCAGGGTGACAAAGGATGTCAAGGGTAAGAGAGTCAAACTCTCAAAGAAAGAGCTCATGGCGAAGTTGCCCAAAAAGGTTAAGGCTGA